CTATGGTAGGTTTTTCTTTTTGTTGATAAAATCTGCAAATTGCTCTTTCACCTGTCTTTCAAGGGGATGCAGATAAAAAGCGTTTCTGCGTTCGAGCTCTGCCATTCGTTCAGCCCTGTAGGTTGCCGCCTCAAGGCTGATGTCGCATAAATTTGCAATTGCAGCGGCATTGATTGCTTGCATTTCGTGCAACACACAAGCCGGAGCTAACAAGTCCCGAGCAAATACATTTGCCGAATGTTCGGCATCGTCGGTTGTTGCAAATCCGTTGCCGTTTTCCTTAAACAAGTGACCTAAAAATATATGACCGAGTTCATGCGCAATTGTAAATCTACATCGCTGAGGGGATTGCTCATCAGCATAGACGATGTACAACTTATCATCTTGCATCAAAGTTATTCCACTCTCATTTTGGTGTAGCAGATTGACCGCCGAATTTTTTAATAAAACAATGTCGGTTTGATTAGCTATTCGGCTTACCTTAACAGGTAGGCTATCTATATTATAATCAATCAAACATTGCCAAGAGGCATTGCGTGCCTGTTTGTATTTACCATAATTCAAGTTTTACCACCTCGTAGGTATTGTAACCTATGAGGTGTTTTTTATTATGTAATGCTTATAAGTCTGTATCGTCAGGCTCAAACTTACTGAGATCAGGAAGATTAACTATTTCAATAGGTTGATTATTACCGTCACTTCGTGCGGCTTTAACCGTTGGTATCAATATTTCATCTTCCACACCGAGCAATCTATCGACTGCGGGTTGCATTTCAGGGCTATTTCTGTATGCAATTATAAGTTTCTTTTCTTTGTCTGATGTTTCAAAAGGTAGTTTAACCGCATTGCAATTTTGCAAATCATTTATGCTAATTCCCAAACCTGCACAAATTTTAATCACACTATCAACAGCAGCTCCACCAATAGAGCCGTTAAGCATAGATCTAAGTGTGCTGTATGGTATTTCAATTTTTTCGGCAAAGGTTTTTACACTAAATCCTTTGTCACTTATTAACTGTTTTATGTAATCTTCTCTTGTCAAGTTAATCACCCTTTACTATTACTGATTGTAACACGCCGTTTACGAAAAATCAATACTAAAATGCGAAATTTCGTAAAAATATTTTTAAAAATCCGTTGACAAGTGCGAAATATCGTGTTATATTTAATATAGAAACACGAAATATCGCATTTAGGAGGTGAAAAATCGTGTTTGACAAAATCGAAGTAATCATTTTTGAAAAGAAAATGAAAAAGAAAGAAGTTGCCGAGAAAATGGGAATTTCATACGGACAGTTCTGTGCAAAAATGCGTGGGGAATATCCATTTACGCTTGATGAAGCTCTCCGCTTAAAGTCGGTTTTACAAACTGATTTATCTATCGAAGATTTATTCGGTTCGGCGGCTTGATTTTTCTGAACACACAAAAACAGCTTAACGAAATGTTAAAAAAGGAGGACTGAAAATGCCAAGAGAAAGACCTATTGTCAATTGGGATGATGTGCCGGTGATAATTGATGTGCCGTATGTGGCACGATTGCTTGCACTTAATGTTGATTACACAACACGGCTTGCACAAAAGGGCGTTCTTCCTGCCCACAAAATCGGAAAGCTTTGGCGATTTGATAAGGAAGAAATCAGACAATACATAAAGGAGCATTAACAATGTGGTTAAGAAACTATCCGACACGCAGAAAACTGCTCAAAGATGTGGAAAACCTCAGAGCAGAGAACAGACATCTCAGCATTGAACTGAGAAACGCAAGAACAGATCTTGCCCTCGAGAAAACAGCGTCAAGCGGTTATAAGCACGAAAACCGAGAGCTAAAACGCAAGCTCAAAGTACTTGAAACGCCTGAATCCGAATCCTTCGGTTTTGAATGTATGGGGGTCAGTAAATGAAAAAGGGGACAACAGTCGAAAGTGGATATGATGTTGAGGGACGCTGGTGTCTGAAACTCAAAAAAGCTAAAGGCAAGTTTACGCTCGATGAAATAATTGAAGCGGCGAAAGAATGGGAAGAAGATTACTACGCCGTGATTATTAAAGCAATGGGCGATGAGACAGCACAGTATTACGATGATGACCTTGAGGGGGATTACGTGACGCTATATCGTGCTACAGATTTTATAAGCAAGGAGGTGTAACCGATGAAAAGATTAACTTTAAATCAAGACGGCGAAATCAAGGTTAAGGACATCTACGGCAAAATGCACGACTGCAAAGATGTACCAAACGAGTTTTACGGCTGCATTCGCAAACTTTACGACTATGAAAATACAGGGTTCAATCCTGAAGAGATTGAAATAATTGTAGAAGCTCTTGAAGATATGCGTGACAAGCTGTATAAAGCGAACAACCCAAATGCATACAGTGTGAGCAACTGTTGTAAAACCCTTAACACTATTCTTAAAGTAAGGGAAAAAAGAAAAATCCGCTGAAGCTCTGCAAAGCCTAAACGGACAAAGAAAAATACCTTAATTAAATGATAGACAATTTTAAGCGAATTGTCAAGGAGGACTTTAATATGTCAGTAAAAATATCAGCTTTTGAAATCGAAAATGTAAAAAGAGTAAAGGCGGTTGCTTATGAACCGACCGAAAACGGACTTACCGTGTTGGGCGGTAAAAACGGACAGGGCAAGACATCTGTTCTTGACGCAATTGCGTGGGCTCTCGGCGGTAATCGTTTCGCTCCGTCTGCTCCGTACCGTGAGGGTTCAACAATTCCGCCACACCTAAAAATCAAACTCTCGAACGGTATAGTTGTGGAGCGTAGCGGTAAGAACAGCAGTCTTAAAGTAATTGACACCGCAGGCAACAAAGGCGGACAGGCTTTGCTTGACGCATTTGTCAGTAACTTTGCTCTTGACCTGCCGAAATTTATGAATGCAACCGGCAAGGAAAAGGCTGACACGCTCCTGCAGATTATCGGTGTAGGCAACAGAGTTTACGAGCTTGAAACGCAGGAAACACAGGTGTATAACGAGCGCCGTGCTATCGGTCAGATTGCAGACCAAAAGAAAAAGTTTGCCGCCGAAATGCCCGAGTATGAGGGTGTGCCGAATGAACCTGTATCGGTCTCTGAACTTATCAACAAACAGCAGGAAATTCTTGCACGCAACGGCGAAAATAACCGTCTGAGAGCAGAAAAAGATAGCCTTGAAAGTCGTGCCAACAATTTGCAGAGCGAAATCAACAGGCTTAACGAGGATTTGAGAAAATACAATTCCGAGCTTACAAAAGTGCTTGCACAGCTTGAACAGAGCAGAAAGACCGTCGCCGAACTGCACGATGAAAGCACGGCAGAACTTGAAAGAAACATTACCGAGATTGACGAAATTAACCGCAAAGTCAGAGCCAACCTCGATAAAGCGAAAGCTGATGAGGACGCAAAGGAATATTACGGCAAGTACGCCGATATGACGGCACAGCTTGAAGAAATCCGCAAAACAAAATATGACTTGCTCAACAACGCAAATTTGCCCCTTGACGGCTTATCGGTTGAAAATGGCGAGCTTACATATAACGGTTTTAAGTGGGACAACATGAGCGGTTCGGAACAGCTTCGTGTCGCTACGGCAATTGTTCGCAAGCTCAATCCCGAATGCGGATTTGTCCTGCTTGACAAGCTCGAACAAATGGATACCGACACACTCAAAGACTTTGCAAAATGGCTTGAATCAGAGGGATTGCAGGCTATTGCAACAAGAGTTTCAAACGGTGATGAATGTTCAATCATCATTGAGGACGGTTATATTAAGTCCGAAACAACCGCACCTGTTACAACACCGACTTGGACAGAAGGAGAGTTTTAATTATGGCTACAAGAACTACAGCTAAAACAACAGCAAAAACAAATACAAATGAATGTGTAATCAAATGCAATCCGCACAGAGAGCTTGCCTGCGGTTATACCAAGGTCAAGATTATGCCTGAAAACTATTCAAGAATTGTTTTGATTGCAGGTATGACAGGCAAGTCAATACAGGATTTGACAAACGAACTGCTCAACTACGCAATCGACTATGTTGTCATTGATGTTGACGGCAATAAAATCAATTTTTCAGATGTACAGGGGGTGAGATAATGAACATCACAAGAGGTAAAATAAAGTCAGCGCAAAAAGTTGTAATTTACGGTCCTGAGGGTATCGGCAAATCAACCTTTGCTTCACAGTTTCCGAATCCTCTGTTTATCGACACGGAGGGCAGCACAAAAAACCTTGATGTTGCAAGAATGGATAAGCCGACATCGTGGACTATGCTCAAAAGTCAGCTTGAATATATCAAAAGCAATCCGACTGTATGCAAGACGGTTGTTATTGATACAATCGACTGGGCAGAACAGCTTTGTATTGATGATGTATGTGCTCAGTACGGAAAAAAAGGTATTGAAGATTTCGGCTACGGCAACGGATATGTTTACGAAAAAGAGGAGTTCGGCAGATTTTTGAACAGCCTTGAAGATTTGATTGACAGAGGTATCAATGTTGTGCTTACCGCACACGCACAGCTCCGCAAGTTTTCACAGCCTGATGAAATCGGCGAGTATGACCGTTGGGAGCTAAAACTCGGCAAAAAGACTGCTTCACAGATTTCTCCGCTTGTAAAAGAATGGGCAGATATGGTGCTTTTCGCAAATTATAAAACAGTAGCAGTTGCAACCGACAAAGACGGCAAAAAGTACAAGGCACAGGGCGGAGGAAGAGTGATGTACACGCTTCATCATCCGTGTTGGGACGCAAAGAATCGTCACGGACTGCCCGAAGAAATGGACTTTAGCTATGCAGGCATTGCCCATATTTTTAATGATGTTGCACCTGTAAATAACGCTCCTGTTCCGCAGAATCCGATACCTCAGCCTCCTAAGGCAGAGCCTGTGACACAGCCTGTGCCACAACCTACGCAAATTGAAAAAACTCCCGAATCTGTACCGCTGTCAACACCTCAGATACAGAATGATAAATCTGTCAATATTCCTGAGGGCATACCAAAAGCTCTTGCCGACCTTATGAGAGCTAACGGAGTTGACGAAAGCGAAATCAGACAGGCGGTGTTTACACAGGGGCACTACCCTTACGATACACCGATTACCAACTACGACCCACGATTTATTAACGGTTGCCTTGTGGGAGCGTGGAATAAGGTATTCGAAGTGATACAGAGCAACCGTGACTTACCGTTTTAATAAGAAAGGAAGATGTATAAATGGATAGAGAATTTGGTTGGAACGACGAAATAACCGAAGAGGGCGGAAATTATGAACCGCTCCCCGAGGGTGATTATGATTTTACGGTAGCAAAAGTTGAGCGTGCACGCTCGCAGGGCAAGGGAAAGCTCCCAGCCTGTAATATGGCAAAGGTGACTTTTGATGTGTGGGGAGCAGATGACAAGAGAGAAATTACAGTTAATTTCGTACTGCACTCATCACTTGAATGGAAGCTGTCACAGCTGTTCCTTTCGGTGTCGATGAAAAAGCATGGTGAACCGCTCCGCATGGACTGGACAGGCATTATCGGCAAGAAAGGTAAATGTCAGGTTATTATCCGCAAATACACCAAAAATGACGGCACAGAGGGCGTAACAAATGACATTAAGTATTTCTATGCCTACGATGAGCAGGTGACAACGATATCGCCTGCCGTAGCACAGTCTGCACCTCAGCAGTATGTACAGCCTACATATCCGCCACAGTATAACACACAGCCTGCAACGCCAAATACTGCGATGCCGAATAACTGGACACCGGGTAGCTTTTAATGCAGTTACGACCGTATCAGAATGAAGCGAAGAATGCCGTTTTCTCCGAGTGGGAAAGCGGCAATTTAAAAACATTACTTGTCTTGCCTACAGGCTGTGGCAAGACGATAGTTTTTGCAAAAATCACCGAAGAATGTGTCCGTCGAGGTGACAGGGTGCTGATACTTGCCCACCGTGGAGAATTGCTCGACCAAGCGGCGGACAAAATCCAAAAAACAACAGGGCTTAATTCGTCAGTCGAAAAAGCCGAGCAAAGTTGCATAGGTTCGTGGAACAGGGTTGTTGTAGGCTCTGTACAGACGCTTATGCGTGAGAAAAGGCTGTCAAACTTTGACAGCGATTATTTCGACACAATCATTATTGATGAAGCACATCACTCAATCAGCGACAGCTATCAGCGTGTGCTTGAGCATTTTGACAATGCAAAAGTGTTGGGTGTTACCGCAACACCCGACCGAGGAGATATGAAAAATTTAGGAACAGTATTTGATTCGCTTGCGTATGAGTACACGCTCCCTAAGGCTATCAAAGAGGGATATCTGTCACCGATTAAAGCTGTGACAATACCGCTTACACTTGACCTTTCGGGAGTTGCCACACAGGCAGGAGATTTTAAAGCAAGCGACATTGATACGGCACTTGATCCGTATCTTTATCAGATTGCCGAAGAAATGAAAAAATACTGTAAGAACCGTAAAACTGTTGTGTTTTTACCACTTGTAAAAACATCGCAGAAATTTAGAGATATTTTGAACGAAAAAGGCTTTAAAGCGGCAGAGGTAAACGGTAACAGCGAGGACAGAGCAGAGATATTGCAGAACTTTGAAAACGATAAATACAATGTCTTGTGTAACTCAATGCTTTTAACCGAGGGTTGGGACTGCCCAAGCGTTGACTGCGTTGTCGTTTTAAGACCTACAAAGGTGCGTGGGCTTTACTGCCAAATGGTCGGCAGAGGAACAAGGCTTGCACCAAACAAGACGGAGCTTTTGCTACTCGACTTTTTGTGGCACACAGAAAGGCACGAACTTTGCAGACCTGCACATCTCATTTGCGATAACGAAGAGGTCGCACAAAAGATGACCGAAAACTTATTGGAACAGGCAGGCTGTCCGATTGACATTGAAGAAGCGGAGGAAAAAGCAAGTGAAGATGTTGTTGCTCAGCGTGAAGAGGCGCTTGCAAATCAGCTTGCGGAAATGCGAACACGCAAACGCAAACTTGTAGATCCGTTGCAGTACGAAATGTCAATTCAGGCGCAGGACCTTGCAGGATATGTTCCGGCATTCGGCTGGGAGTGTTCTCCGCCTACAGACAAACAGAAAGCAAAACTTGAAAAGCTCGGAATATTCCCCGATGAAATCCAGAGTGCCGGCAAAGCAAAACTTATTCTTGACAGGCTCGAAAAGCGAAGAATTGAGGGCTTAACCACACCTAAACAAATCCGTATGCTTGAAAGCAGAGGTTTTCAGCACGTGGGCAAATGGCAGTTTGACGAAGCGTCAGCTTTGATTTCAAGGATTGCCGCAAACGGTTGGAGAACTCCGAAAAACATTAACCCGAAAACATATGTACCGCAAAGCGAGGTGAATACGGTTGGACTTACTTAATGCACTTGAATACATCAGTCCATCAGAGCTTGACTACCAAGACTGGGTAAATGTCGGAATGGCACTCAAACAAGAGGGATACAGCGTAAAGGACTGGGATGATTGGAGCAGAGCAGACAGCCGATATCACAACGGTGAGTGTGAAAAGAAATGGCAGAGCTTTAACGGCTCTGCCTCACCTGTCACAGCAGGCACGATAGTCCAAATGGCAAAAGACAGGGGGATGACTTTTCGTGAATCGAAAGAACTCGGCTGGAATGATGAAATTGCTTTTGAACAGGGCGATATCGGAGTAACAGCCTGTGAGGGTGTAAAGTTTCACGAGCCTGCAAACTGGAATCCTGTGAATGAAATTGTAACCTACCTTGAAACCCTCTTTGACAGCTCCGAAAATGTTGGCTATGTAACCGAAACTTGGGAGAAGAACGATAACGGCAAGGTTGAAGAGATGATTCGCACCGCCAAAGCTGACGGAAATGCAAGTCAGGAGGCAGAAATTCTTGAAGCTGTCAAGGACGGTTTCAAAGCCCCGAAAAAGCCGTCAGGACACAGCACAGCCGAGTTTTTTAAGGTGAATGACCGTAAACTTGACGCACTCATAAAATCGACCACAGACGATTTAAAGAGGGCAGAAACGGCAGTTTTGCGTATGAGCAACGACAAGTACCGCAAGGCGATTTTTAACGCACAGGTTGCAATGAACACGGGTGCGGTTACATACGAAAAAGCCGTTGATATCGCCTGCAAAGATATGCTCAACGCAGGTCTTAATTGTGTGGAATACAAAAACGGTGCAAGGCATACGCTCTCGGATTATGCGGATATGGCGGTTAAAACAGCCAACAAAAGAGCCTATCTGCGTGGTGAGGGCGAAAAGCGAGCCGAATGGGGAGTATCCCTCGTTGTTGTGAACTCAAGACAGGGCGGTTGCCCCGATTGTGCAAAATATATCGGCAAGGTGTTTATTGACGATGTTTATTCAAACGGCAAAAAGTCAGACGGAAACTATCCGCTTCTCTCAACCGCAATCAAGAACGGTTTGTTTCATCCGAGATGTAAGGACAGCACAAGTACATATTATCCCGAACTTGATGATTTGGACGCACCGTTGTCTAAAGATGAAATCAAAGAGCTTGACCGTCAGCGAGGAATTGAGGAAAAACAGCAGTATGCACAGCGACAGGCAGAACGCTTTGACCGCCGTGCCGAATACAGTCTTGACGAGGATAATAAACGCATTGCCCAAACCCGAGCCGATGAGTGGCACGATAGGGCTGATATGCTTGAAGAAAAGGCGAAAAAAGCAGAGAGTGTTAATAAAATCACCGCTGAATCTGTTGCAAAATCGGGTAAAAGTGGTATAATAAAAGAGAAAAGTAAAAAGCCTATTACTCCGATAACCGATAAAGCTATCAGTTGTATTCCTAAAGTTGATATTGAAGGTTATACAGAAGAGCAGTGTTTGGAAATTCAAAAACAACACAAGGAGCTTTTGAAATTTTCAAAAGAACAAAATGAAAATAAAGAAGTTGCCTTCGTGTTAAAAAATGATGTGTCCAAAATGATTACAGAGCCTATTAAAGGAACTGATGAAAAAATAGATTTTGGATTAACACTTCAAGGCAAAGATTTATTTGTTATGCACAATCACCCGAGAAACAGCAGTTATTCTTTAAATGATATTATCGAATTTATTAAGAATGATAGTATAAAAACATTTACTATTGTGAAAAACGATGGCAACATTGAAGTATTAACAAAGTTGAAAGGATACGACAGACTATCACTTTTAACAGAGTTACAACGAATGGGAAAAAAGAGGATAAAAACAGGTTCTGATAGTGAATACAGAAAGGTTATTGATAAATTTTTAAGTAAACATCAAGAAGGAGGTTTATTTGAATGGAAGAAATAAACAAATCTGTTTTAGATGGTTCTAACGAAGAAGCTTCAAAACGTCTTGACGAAATAATTAAAGAACTTGAAAAACAAAGAAACAAAAGCTAACCGCTCCGTAAAAAGGGCGGTTTTGTTGTTTAACTTGCCGAGAATATGTTCAGAGCAAGAAAAACGGCTTGTTTTCGGACTTTTTAACTTGCCGTAACAGAACTAAATACATCAAATCAGCACTTTGAGAAATCAGAGTGCTTTTTTATTATTAATCAAAGAAAGGTTTGATACTATGAGAAAAAGAATTTTAGCAATTGTACTTATGGTAGTTATGATTGCAACAATCGTACTGGTTACTGTGGGCTGTACCGAGGCAACGCAGGTATCGTACAATGTTTCGCAGGAAGCAGACAATTTCAATGTGATACGCAGGCTTACGGTTATTAACACAAGAACCGATAAGCCGTCATTTGAACTTGTTGCCGCTTTTTCATTACAGGTCGATAATGACGATAACCAAATTGAGGTTGTCTGCGAAACGGGCAAGGGTGAATACAAAAAGCATATCATAGGTCTTAATGATGAAACTATGTATGTTGTAGAGGACATAAGCGGTGCAGAAGTGGATAAATACCGTTATGAAATTAACTTCCTGCCTAAACAGATTTTGCCGATTACATTTAAGAGTAAAGATTAACAGTTAAACCCGTCGATTTCGACCGGTTTAGAAAGGTGGTGACAGAATGAAAATCAGAGTAACAACAGCATTTAATGACAGGCAGAACGGTTATGTAACCCGACCTGTGGATGAAGTTTTTGAATGCTCCGAGCAGAGAGCAAAGGAACTCATTGACGGCGGTTTTGCAGAAGAGGTCAAGCCTGACGCTCCCAAAAAGCCGAGAGCAAAAACAGTTAAAACAGAAAAAGCAGATTAAGCACTTTACGAATATGTAAGGTGCTTTTTTATTGTCCGAAGACATTAAACTACGGGAGACACCGTGCAAAACTGAAACAGAGAGACACTCTATAAACTGATTACGGGAGACACCCGAAAAACTGAAAGGATATGAAAAAAATGGCAGAACCAAATCTAACACCAACCCCCAATGAAACGACACCTGCACCGCAGGGAACTCCACAGGGAAACGCTCCTGCCTTTGATTATGACAAGCTCGCAAGCCTTATTACAGGCAAACAGAGCGTGACAGAGGACACCGTTTTGAAGTCTTATTTTAAGGAGCAGGGATTGTCAGCCGATGAGATGAAAGAGGCTATCGGTGCTTTTAAAAAGCAGAAAGCCAAGAACACTCCCGACTTTGCAAAAATGCAGTCGGAAGTTGAATCCGCAAACAACGCAAAACTTATGGCAGAAGTCAACCAATCGGCAACCCTCGAAGCCGTAAAACAGGGCGTTGACATTGCAACCGTTCCGTATGTGCTTAAAATTGCAGACTTTTCAAAGGCTGTGACAGACGGCAAGGTCAATGCGGAAAAGCTGACAGAGGCTGTTAAAAAGGTGCTTGACGATATCCCAGCACTCAAGGGCAAACCTGCCGAGAACGGCACAGGAGTTAAGAAAATCGGCGGTGACGGCAACAGCGACAAAAATTTAACAGAAGATGCCTTAAGAGGAATTTTCGGCATCAAATCGAAAAAGTAAGAAAAGAGGTAAATAATTATGGCAGTATTAGAATACGCAACTATTTTCAGTAATGTATTAAGAGAATTGTATGGTCAGGCCCTTACTTGCGATGACCTTTACCACTCAAACTCTGACATTCAGATTATCAACGGTAAGGATATTAAAATTCCGAAACTCTCGGTCAGCGGTTATAAAGACCATACACGAGGTGCAGGCGGTTTTAATTCGGGTACATATTCAAACGGTTACGAAACCAAAACCCTTGACCACGACAGAGATATTGAGTTCGCTATCGACCCTATTGATGTTGACGAAACAAATATGGTAGTGACTATCGCAAATATTCAGACACGCTTTGAAAAAACACAGGCTATACCTGAACTCGACTGTTATACTTACAGCAAGCTTTATACAGAAGCTAAGCGAGTTGGTGCAACAGTAAAAACTACTGCATTAACTGCGGCGAATGTGCTTGCAGATTTTGACGATAACCTTGAGGCTTTTGCCGAAGCGGGTGTACCGCTCGACAGGGTTATTCTTTATGCGACACCACAGTACAAAAAGCTTTTGAAGAATGCAGAGGGTATTCAGAGAACACTTGAAATCAGTTCCGCAAAGGGCATTGACCGCCGTGTTCGTTCCGTTGATGATATTGATAAGATTGTAGAAGTGCCAAGCTCAAGAATGAAGTCTTTGTTTGATTTTACAAACGGTTGTGTTGCTGACAGCTCAGCTAAGCAGATTGACTATATTCTTATTGACCCGGAAGCACAGGTGTCAAGAGTTAAGTATTCATATATCAATGTCTATACTCCGGGTTCTGACAGCCGAACAGCTGATAATTATATATATCAGAACAGAAAAGTTAATGGTACTTTTGCCATTGACGAACTTATGAAGCAGGGCGTAATCATTCATGCCGAGGCTTAAAGCGAGGTGAGAAAAAATGAAAGCAATCAAAGACAATAAGTCATATACAGTCAACACAGACGAGGAAGCTAAGACTTATGTATCCCGTGGTTATGATATTCAGGATGACAACGGCAAAATCAAAGAATATGGATTAGGCAAGAAAATTTCTGTTGATGATTACAATACTTTGAAGAAAGAAAATTCAAAGCTCAAAGCCGAAAACAAAAAACTTAAAGAGAGTACCAAGTCAGACACAAAGGAGTAAATCTATGTATGCCGATTACATTGAACAGCAGGGCGGAGATGAGAACAGCGTTATCTCTGCCGAACACATTGATGTTCTGACTTTTAACCGCATTGATTTTGAAAAACTTTCGGAAATGCAGAAGAGAATCATCGGCAGAGTGCATAGCAGACTTACTGCTTTTGAAGAAGAAAATGCCGATATGATTTCTTCCTACCTGAAAAGCTATTCAATCAACGGCACATCAATGGAATTTGGCGCAAGCTGGAATTTAATGTGTATCAGCGGAGTGGCAATTCCTGCCGACCTCTATGCGTTGCTAAAATCAACAGGACTTTGTTATCCTGCAATCTGAAAGGTGCGTGAAAACCGTGAAATTTCCGTCACTTGTAAAAAAGCAGTTCTGCAAAACTCCTGTCGAGGTCACAATCTACGGTGAGGGTGTTACCGAAGACGGAGCACCCCTGACCGTGTTTGAATGCAAAAATCTGTATCCCTCCGAAAATCTTTATCCGTCAAATCTTCGCTGCGGAGGCAATGCTGTGTGCAATGTGCAGTCAAAGGCAAAGACGGTTTATACCAAAGAGCAGAAAATTGTTCAGGTGTCGGCTGTCTTGCTTTTTGACGGCGACATTGCTCCCGACAGCCCCACTTTAAGCGGAGGCTTTGTAATCCTTGACGGCGTAAAACGAAACATCGTACAGGGTACAAAACACCGCAACCCCGACGGCAAAGTTAATTTTACGGAATTGGATGTGATTTAATGGGATTTTCAGTATCATCAAAAATCAAACTCAATATGCCTGTTGTAAAACAGCTTGACAAGGCAAAGCAACAGGCTCTTGAACAGACAGGTAACGCACTTCTTACACAGGTGAAAAACACGCAGGTAATGCCGTTTGATATGGGTAATCTTCAGAACGAAAACACCTTTGAAGATTGTGCACAGAGTTGGAACGGCACGGTTAAAATAGTGTCAAGCACTCCGTATGCAAGGCGGTTGTATTTTCATCCCGAGTATAATTTCAGCCGTAAGGAAAACATTGCCGCCGGCGGTAAATGGTTCTCACCGTGGCTTGAGGGCGGTACACGGCAGAATTTTTGCAGTCGGGCATTTGTGAGATTATACAGAAAGGAAGCAGGACTTTGATTTACTTATCGGACATCAGAGATTGGCTCAAAAGCGTTACCTCAGCCGAGCATTATTACATCGGTAAACTCGACAATAAGCAGGATAAGTCAATCGGTGTGTATTCATTAAAGCAGTCGGGAACACCCACAAGGGCAATCGGCGGTGAAAGTACCTACGATACAATAAGCGTGTCTTTGCTTATCCATTACACCGACAACGCAAGAGAAACAGAGGAGTTTGCACGCAGGCTTTACGAAACGCTTTACGGCATTAAAAATGTTGAAATTAAGGAACACAAAATCTATATAATCGAACTGCTCACGGAAGAACCCGTTGATGTGGGAACAGACGACAAGGGTGTGTATGAGCAGGTCATTGAAGTTAAATTTTATTACGAAAGGAAGTAATTTTATGGCAAAAGTTGAATCGGGAGTATTCCCGTGCTATGAAAATCAGTTTGCGGTTGGCAAGGCGGGAACAGAATCCGCCACGACAAATATTGCTAACTGCGAAGAATTTTCTGTTGCATTTGACAACGGTGTCGAGGAATGGACAGCCTTTGAAAACGAGGGCTGGAAGTCAAGGCTTATGACAGCAAAGTCAATCACAATTTCGGTAAAGGGCAAGCGTACAATCGGTGACGCAGGCAATGACCAGATTGCCGCCCTTGCATTTGAAAACGGCAGAAAGACAGAAGTTTCGTTTATGTGGACCTTCCCTAACGGTGCAACCGTCCTCTTTAAAAATGCAGTTGTATCCGTTACATCAAACGGTGCAGGCGCAAGTACGGGTGTTGCTCCGCTTGAATTTGAAGTTATGTCAAACGGCAAACCCGTATATACAGCAGCCGCTTAAAAAACGAAAGGAATGAACGATTATGTCAAAGTTAATTGATATTACAGACAAGCTTAATTTTGAGGAAAAGCCGAGTGTCAGAGTTAAAAATGTTGACCTTGCAATCAACAATGACGCAGTTTCAATGCTCAAAGTTGCGGCACTTTTTGAGGACGGCAACGGTAAAAGTAAAGATGTTATCGAAATGTATCATCTTCTTTTTGATGAATCCGAGAGAGAAAAGATTGAAAAGTTAAAGCTGAATATGCACGATTTCAACGCCCTTATCAACGAATCTGTCAAAATTGCAACAGGCAATTTGACTGACGAGGGGGAAGCTCAGACCCCGGCTACGACCTGATTGATGACTTTGATTTAATCGTGTCGAGCTTTCGCTCGGAGTACGGGGTCAGCATTTATTCAAAGGATTTTGCTAAAATGAGTTGGAATGAGTTCTGCTCACTTCTGCAAGGCTTAGGACCCGAAACACCGCTTGCAAGAACGGTTCAAATTCGCCTTGAAACCGACAAAGAAGCCTTGAAAAACTTTACTTCGTCACAGCATAAAATCCGCAACAAATGGCGGTCAAGGAATGTAAAGCACTATTCAGACGAAGATATGAACACCGTTCTTGCAGAATTTCAAAACTTCTTCGCTAATCTGTAAATTTGTACATAATTTTCGCTGTATCTACAAAATTCTTGACAATGTTAATATATAGTGATAAAATGTAACATACACTAACAAATTTATTAAGGAGAGTGTATGTTTATGAAATGTCCACATTGCGGAAACGAATTAAAGGACGATGCAAAATTTTGCGACAAGTGCGGTGCAGGCTTTGGCGGAAACGATTCAACCTCGGCAACCGTAAATCCTGCAAATGCAAAGAAGAAAATTTACAAGCGTTGGTATTTTTGGGTTATTATCGTTGTTGCTATTATGATTGTTGGCGGTGTAAACGGTGCAATTAACGGTAACAGCGGTTCAAACAAATCAAAGCAGGAAACTACTGTTGCAAATCAGAGTTCAGAAAAAGCAACTGAAAAAGCGACAGAAGCACCGACCACAAAAGAAGTTGCAACAGAAAAGCCTACTAAAGACCCGAAGAAGGTTGAAAAAGAATTTAAAGACGGTTGCAAAACAGTCGACTTTAAAACTCTTTCAAGAAACCCTGACAAGTACAAAGGTAATGACTACAAGTTTGAAGGTCAGATTATTCAGGTTCAGGAAGGCTGGGGCGATTCGGTTGACCTGAGAATCAATATAACCAAAGAAGAAAATGAGTATCTTGATGAACCATTGTGGACTGATACAATCTACGCAACTGTAGAAATTCCTGACGGTGCGGACAAACTCCTTGAAGATGATGTAATCACATTCTGGGGAACTTGTGACGGCGACTATACATATGAAACCGTAATGGGCAACAATGTGTCACTTCCGAAAATCGACATCAAATACTACGAACTCAACAACTAAAACAAAAAGCCACTCCAAATGGGGTGGCTAAAATTTTAAAAAAATAAATAAAAAACTTCTTGACTTTTGTGGATACATATGTTATATTACAATTGTGGATACAAAAGTGAGGTGATTAAATGACTCCACCAATGGGCAGACCAACTGATGAGCCAAAAACTTTTAGTACACGGATTAGACTTTCTCAAACTGACATAAAAGTTCTTGATTATTGTAGTAAAGCTTTGGGAAAACCAAAATCCGAAATTATTCGTTTGGGTATCAAAGAGGTCTATAAAAAAATAAAAAAATAACAGTACCGTTTGACTGTGGAAAGAAGAACGATACTGTTATCACCGACAGGTAACCCTATCTGAAATCTATTATATCATTTAGGGCTACTTCTGTCAAACAAAACGATTGATAGGAGTTTTTATTATGCAGAAAATATTCACAAAGTACTATCCTAACATAGATAACATTTTCGGAAACTATGTTATAAGTGATGAGTATTCTGAAAATCCATTGACGGTTGAAGTCAATAAAGTTTCAAGTGAAGCAATCGACAAGGCTGTTGAACTTATAAAAAGAGGAAACGAATTAAAAGCCGCCGACACTTTTGTTGAGGGAGTTGTTGTTCACGAAGAACTTGGTTTCTTACTCGGATTTACCTACGCAATGAAACTTGCACAGGAAAGTATGAAAAGATGAAAGGACTAAATGATATGAAAGCTATGGAATACAAAGGACAGAAAGTTATTACAACAGCAATGCTTGCAGAAGCATATGGAACGAGTACGAGTTATATCAGTAAAAACTTTTCTCGTAACAAAAGCAAATTTGTTGAGGGAAAGCATTATTTCTATTTGGAAGGAAAGGAATTTAAAAACTTTGTAACCAGTAGTCTAAAAGACGAGTGGTCAAAGAGAGCAAGTCATTTATATTTGTGGACTGAAAGAGGAGCAAACCACCATTGCAAAATTCTTGATACAGACAAAGCGTGGGAACAGTTTGAAAATCTTGAAGAAACCTATTTCAGAGTTAAAGAGGCAGTCAATGCGTTTATTTCTCCCGATACGGTAAAGTACCTCAACGGTGTTGCAAATTATCTTCGTATTCAGCGTACAATTATGAAAGACAAAGGTTGCACACCTCTTGAAATTGCTCAAATGGATAAACTGACTTGTGATACATATGGAATTCCAATTCCCGACAGTTTGTCAGCTCCTAAACCATATGAACAGCTTGCAATTGCAGGTGTTACACAAAAGAAACTTGCTTCAAATGCAAATTAACCACAATTAAATATCTGTTAATTACAGCGCATATCTTCAGGTATGTGCTGTTTTTATATCCAAGGGTGTCGCTATTTGCTACGCCCTTTATTTTATATTGAAAGGATGTGAAAATATGGCGACAAAGGCGGGTGAAATTGAGCTTGATGTCAGGCTGACAGGTGATGATATTTCAAAAACATTGCATAAGATTTCCGATTCAATTACCAAAAAGTTTGATTCGGCGTTTTCAAGTCTTTCAAAAGATTTTGAAAATGTAAGCACTGATATGAAACAGTCCTTTTCAAAGGTTTCGGAGGGCGTTTCTCAGAAAACCGAAAAAGAGTTTTCAAACATCAAAGGCAGCGGTGAGCAATTAAGCAATTCGGTTTCATCTTCGTTTAAGAAAATAGGAATGGCTGTGGTTGCCGCTTTTTCTGTTGCAAAAATCAAGGAGTTCGGTCAGCAGTGCATTGAATCGGCTGCGGAAGTCAATGCGGCAAATTCGCAGTTTGAGCAGACATTCGGCACAATGCAGTCACAGGCAGAATCAGCCATTCAGAGCGTTGCCAATCAGAGCGGTATTCTTGAAACCCGATTGCAGGGCGTCGGCACAAGCATTTATGCCTTTGCAAAAACTACTGGAATGGACAGTTCAAGTGCTTTGGGAATGATGCAGGAGGCTTTACAGGTAACAGCCGACAGTGCCGCATATTACGACCGTTCGCTTGAAGACACCGCAGAAAGCCTGAAATCGTTCTTGAAAGGCAACTTTGAAAATGATGCCGCACTCGGTTTGTCCTGTACTGAAACCACACGAAATGCGGCGGCTAATAAGCTGTATGGCAAGTCATTTATGGATTTGTCGGAATCGCAGAAACAGCTCACGCTTTTGCAAATGGTCAAGGACGCCAATCAGCTTTCGGGTGCTATGGGACAGGCAAGCCGTGAAGCAGACGGTTGGGAGAATGTAACGGGCAACCTCAGAGAAAGTTGGAAACAGCTCCTTGCCGTAGTCGGTCAGCCTATTCTTCAGGTGGCAACTCAGGTTGTAAAGCGGTTGAGTTCCGCACTTGCGACTTTAACGGAATATGCCAAAGGCGCGGTTGAATCGCTTTCAAAGGTATTCGGCTGGGATACAGGCAACAACACCGCAAGCAATATCAAATCTGCGTCCGATTCTGCCAAAAGCCTTACGGATACGGCAGATGACAGTTCAAAGTCACTTGATAATGTTCAGAAAAGTTCCGAAAAAGCAAAGAGAAGTGTTGCGGGCTTTGATAAGCTGAATGTGCTTTCAAGTACCGATAGTTCTTCAAAGTCAGATACATCTTCATCAAAAAGCTCATCGGGCGGTTCATCGGGCGGAAATGTTGCAAAGAATGTTGTCAAGGATACAAGCAAAAACCTTTCGGGGGCATTCAAAAATCTATACGAAAAAAGCGGATTCAAAGGATTTGTCGAGAATGTACAGAAAGGTATTAACAAGGTTGATTGGTCAGCTATAGGCAAGAACTGCAAGACCGTTTTTGATAATGCTGTTCCCATAGTTCAAAAGGCATTCGGAACAATGCAAAAGGTAGGTTCTGCAAAACTCGGGGCAATCGGCTCTGCATTCGGAGCGGTTGCGACAATCGGCGGAAAGTCGTTTCAGACCATTTCAGGCGGTGTTGCTAAGTGGATCTCAAAAGACAGGGAAAAGATTATCGGCTTTATCGACACCATAGGCAACAATCTTACAAACGGCTATAACAACCTTTCAGCCTTTTTTGATAATTTCGGTACACTTGCAGGCAATGCAATTGACAATGTTCGCCCTCAAATGGAAGAATCAATTTCCAATCTTTTAAGCGATCTTACAACCTTTGCGGGTTCAGTCGGCGAAGTTGTTTCGGGTGCGTTTTCAATTGCAACCGAAAGCCTTGTTGAATGGACTGAAAATGACGGTGCAACAATCACAGAGTTTCTTGAAAATTTACAATTGCAGTTTGCAGATGTGTTTGACTTTATCGGTCAGATTTTCGGAAATATCGGAACAATTATCAGCGAATGGTGGAACGGCAACGGACAGCAGATTTTTCAGAATGTCTGCAATATGTTTACCAATATCGGCACAACCCTGATGAATGTTTACAATCAATGGATAAAGCCTGCGTGGGATTTTATCGTAGCAATAGTAAAGTCAGCTTGGGAAAACTGGCTGAAGCCTGTTTTTGAGGGTGCAATAAACTTCTTCGGCAAGGTTGCAGACTGTGTTTCAACCGTGTGGAATAACTTCCTGTCACCGTTTGTAAACTGGCTTGTCAGCTTTTGGGGACCTATATTTCAGAATGTTTTCAATGCCGTAAAAAGAGTGTTTGATAATGTGTTTACATTTATCGGTGGGTTGGTTACCTCTATACAGAAAACATTCGGCGGTCTAATTGACTTCATTACAGGTGTTTTCTCAGGCGATTGGAACAAAGCATGGCAGGGTATCTATGACTTCTTCAAAGGCATTTGGGACGGCATTTGCGCCGTGTTTAAGTTCATTATAAACGCAATCATTGACGGCATAAATGCGTTGTGGACAGGTATTTATAACTTTGTTTCTGGCGTTGTTAATTCAATCGGCGGAATAGCCGGTATTATCGGAGCGGCTTTTGGACAGGATTGGAGTTTTTCAATGCCTGAAAATCCGCCTCTCATTCCGAGATTTGAAGAGCCCACGGAATCACCGGCACGAAAATTTGCAAAAGGCGGTATTGTTAAAGCTCCGACACTTGCGGTTGTCGGCGATAACGCAGGCGCTAACAGCGGTAACCCTGAGGTTATTTCCCCTCTTAACAAGTTACAGGGTATGCTCGACAATTCGGGCGGTCAGGATACAGTGATTCTCACACAAATTCTTGATCTGCTTAAACGCATTTATGAAATGTTCATTATCTTTCGCAATAACGGCGGCAACACTTATTCGTTTACTGCCGAGCTTGAGGGTTCAACGCTTTTTGAAGAAATGATAAGACAGGATGAGCTTTACAGACGCAGACACAACGGTAAATCCGCATTTGCATAAAGGGGGGATGATATGTCAAATTATAACGGCTATTTGCTTAAATTCGGCAACAACATAATGCCGAATAAGTACATTACCGCATTTTCATCAACTCCGAATCAGCGACTTGAAACTTCTGCGGAACGAGATCAGAACGGTACGCTTCAAAGGGCAACGCTGCCAAATTACAAAACAAAAATTTCGTTTTCAACTCACATTCTTCATCTTGACGAAAAGATTGATTTTCAGTCGATTATCAACCTCTCAATGGCGAATAAGTTACAGAGAAAGTGCAGGGTAACTTATTGGAACGATGAAACGAACAGCTATTACACCTCTTATTTTTATATTCCTGATATTGAATATACCGTAATGAATGCCGAAAAGAATGATATAACCTATCAGCCGATTACTGTTGAGCTGATTGAGTATTAAGGGGTGATTCTTAAAAATGCTTGTATCTAAAGAAATTGCTGATAAGCTGAAAACAAACACACTTTACAACACCGTTGCCCTGCATTCTCCTGACGGCAGTTTTGAGAATATAACAGGTGAAAGTATCGTGCTTGACAGCTTTTCGCTTGAAAATGAAATCGTTGAAAAAGAATTGAAATTCGGCGGTTGCATAGCCTCTGAAATGAGCGTGAAACTCATTGATTATGATTGCTCGGCTTTGATAGGAAAGACGGTACAGGTCATCATAACGGCAACATATCTTGAATCAGAGTTGTATCCGTCAGATGATTTGTACCCGTCAAATACTCTTATTTGTCCTGCCGAAACAGGAACGGTTGAATGTCCTGTTTTCTACGGTAAAATTCAGTCGGCTCAAAGAGATAAAAAACAGCGTAACATCGTCAAAATCACAGCCTATGACGCTTTTTATGATATGTCAAAGGTGGATATGTCTTTGTGGTTTGCAGGCAAAGAGAACGAGGACGGCAGCTTTGCTTATGGTTATGCGCACTATCAAAAAGACGATAATTTTAAGAGCTTTTATTCAATAATCGCAGAATTTGCCAAAGATTATGCAATTACAGGGGTTTCACCGCCGAGCTTATCTGTCTTTAGTGTACCGCTGAAATTTGACGATACCTGCGTGGAAAAGGTTATAAAGGACATTACCTTGTCAGATTTAATCCAAGCTTATGCAGAGTTAACTTTGAGCTTTGCCGTTATAGATGCCGACGGAAAAATGCGTTTTAAAAGGCTGTATTCTCAATCTTCCGTTGAAACAATCGATTCGTACAAAGATTTATCCTTTGAAGATTACGAACTTGAGCCTATCCGTATGTACAGTGCTAAGTTTGCTGATAAAAAAGCGTATTTGTATGGCAACAGTAACGATTTTTCGTGGTATGTTTCCGATAACATTTTGATGAGGTGCAGAACAACAGCAAGTGATATCGGCACAAAATATAATTCTGTTAATTTTTTTGGTGATGTATATAAATACCGCCCGACAAAAATTAAGCTGTTTTCGTATTGGTGGCTTGAGGCAGGCGATAAGTACACAATTAAAACTCCGTTTGAAGATTTGCCGACAATCGAAACATTTGTGTTCAATAAGAAAATGGACGGTTTTATAACTGCCCTCACATCAAAGGGCGAAAAACGATTAGGAAAGGAAGTAAAAGAAAATGAACAAATACAATAAAATTGTCTTTGTGAACGGCTCTGCTCCGCCCCTCAATGCCGACAACCTCAACCATATGGACGAGGGGATTGAACGGGCAACAGACGGAGCAATTGCACTTGAAACCGAAATAGCCACGGCAAGAGGCGGTCAAAATTCGCTTGGAGCAAGGCTTGATAAAACAGACAAGAGTATTGCCCGAAAGCTTGATTCAATGCCGTTCGACAGCGAACCCAAAAATAACAGCCCGTGTTATCTCACAAGCGGTGCGGTTTACAGCGCTCTACTTGTTAAAGCCGATAAAACCGCCTTGGCAACTAAATACGATTCATCAAATATTGAAAGCGGAACATCAAAGCTTACGCCTTATTCAACCATTACCGATAAAATCAAAAGTGCAAGCTGTACATATAAGACGATTGGCGACATCGTAATCGTCAGTGCAACGGTCAAAATGAACGCAGTATCTCTTGGCGGCAATAGCATGTGTCTGCTGATTGATTTGCCGTACAAATGTATTTCCGAGGACAATGTTTTTTGTGTCGGTATTTCAAACCTTGGCAAGCTCTTTAAATTTGCCATTCCGAAAAATAACACTTGGCTACAGTTTT